GGACTGGCCACCCAACGTAGGCGCTCCGCCCGCGTGAGCATGCCGCGCTCTTTGAGTGCATGACCACGGCCATAGATGGTCAAACTCAGCTCTAACAGATAGAACAGCTGCCTGATACGGGCTAGCTCAACAATGCCCTCGTCGCTGTCGCTGATATCCTTGCCGCCCTTGTAGAGTGCAAGCGGCATCGACTGCACGCTCTTGGCTCGCAAGCGGGCACAACGATACACAATCGGTACAACTGTGTATGCGGTCAGCGTATCGCCGTTATGACCTTCGGGTTGGCCAGAAATCACGCGCCAACCATCATCATTTGTGCCAATCAGAAAAGATTTGATGTTCATTCATCGCCCCAAAGTAATAGCGAAACGTTTTTATGAGCTGCCCACCACGCCATGATTACCGCGTCTGCTTTATCGGTAGACCTACCAATGCGCTTGCGAATATCGTCCTTACTCTCTACCAGTATGCGACCGTTGCGAATACTGAAGCGCGGTGCGCAGAGTTCGGCGCGTAAATCAGGATCATCTGGCAGACTGATCATGGTTTCGCTTTCGAGCGCTTCTCTGAAAAACCACCACATAGCCGCGCGAACATTCACAAAGCGCAATCGACCTGTTTTGTCTGTNTCGTCAGTACCAGCGCCCGCGTTAATACCAATAGTCGAAACGAGCGGTACCAGATGGTCATACACGCTTGCGCCGACGCCGACCACATCAACACCGATCACGCCGTCACGTAAATGCTGCAACGCCAGCGCCGCCACCGCTGGACCATCCGGTGTCGATGTACCAGGATAGGCGTACAACGTGAACGAGTCACCATCAAGCGATGCGATCACCGTTTGATCGTCGCCACCGCGCGCCACGTCTACGCCTAGCGCCCGCTGGAGGCCACCTGTGGCAGGCCGCGCCATTGCCTGCTTGACCCACTCGCTTGGTATGACTTTCCACGGATCAGTCTTGCGCCCTGCCGCAAAATCGCCTTTCAGCAGGCTGCGCAGCGGCTCGGGCAGGCTGTCGATTGTGGCCCCATAGCCCGATTGAAGCAGATACGGATTATCGGCCAACTTGGCCGCGATAAACGTTCGACTTTTCGCGCCTTCGGTTCCTTCGGGTACTTCGGTATCGACGCCATTAATTGTCGTAAACCATCGCAATTCGCCGCTTTGAGCGCGAACGCCTGTATAGTCCGGGTCAAGCCACGGGCCGAAAAACTTCACAATCCATTGACCATCTTCATCATGAGGCGGGTTGAACGTAAGCAGCGTTTGCGGCTGAACGCCTGGTCGTGCCGTTCGGTTCCAAGCCATCACAAAGCGCACAATGCTTTCAGGAAATTCGGTAGCTTCATCGAATACAACGAAATCACGGGCTTGGCCCTGATGTTTCTTTTTATCAGCGTCGTATTGAATAGCTCCAAACTCTATGGTTCGCTCGTCAGCAAGTCGCCACAAATGCAACGACTCGTTGTAACTGTCTTTCGCATGTGTCTCGCCGCGCGCGAAAATCTCGCGGCTGCGCTCGATGATGCCGCGCACACTCGGGAACACGCGGCGAAAGATAATCGAGCGATAATGCTTTGTTGCCGCCATGCCAAGTGCCAGATCAGTCTTGCCGCCACCTGCTGCGCCGCCATAGCCGATTATATCAGCCTTGCTTTCAAGCGCCATGGTCTGCGGGCCTGGTAGCGGCTGCCAGAGTGGTTCAACATCTTGCTGAGCCTTTCGGCGGCGATATTCGCGCAATAAGATCAGATCATCATTCGTGACGGCTGTCACAACAAGCCCCGCTTTTTCAGTTCGGCTTCTAGATCATCGTTGCTCAGATTGGCGGCCTGTTCAGCGGTCAAGCCAGTATGGCGCGTCTCAGTGCGTTCTCTGTACTTCTCTGGCCTAGCTGCCTTAAGCAGGAAGATCAGCAAGGTATCGCTGTATTCACGAATTCGCCCGACTTCGCCCGTTCCCTTACCCTTGCCCAACGAGCCGAACACGGGCTTTTCTGTGCCTTCGACGGCGCGCCGAAACGCTTCGCGCTCCATTGTATCGGCGGCCTCGTCTAAGGCGCTATCCCAAGCTTGGGCGAATTCAGGATCTTTAGCACGCCAATCGTAGACGGTGCGACGGCCTACACCTGCTGCAACACAAGCGTCCTTGACGTTTCCACATTTGGAAAGCTCGTCAAGGAATGTTTGCACCTTTTTAGGTGTGCGGTTTGCGCGGGCCGACATAGCTACCTCTTTGCCATATACGGAAACCGCATACATCGCCGCTCAACGATTACTTTGCCGTTCAGTGAAAAACGGCTATCGCACCAATTGAGCCGAAACGCGATTACACCATGATCGCCCGCGATTGAGACGAGGCCTAGCTTACCATTGCTCACTTCAATCTTAGGCGGCGTGCTGTAGCCCTCATAGCCCCAAACGTAATGCACGCCATTGCTAGCGGGGTTGACTTGGATCTGGTAGGTACGTTCGATGGCCTGAACGGGCGAACTGAAGGCCAGACAGAACACGATCAGCAGCAGCAAAACATAACGTTTCATCGAAAGCCCCAACGACCTGCAAAATCGTTCAACCAGCCTGCGCCACGGGCCATCAGCAGACCTGTTACGATGTAGCCGATTACGGCATAAATCGGGGCGGGCAAACCTAACACAGTCAGGATATCAGCGCGATATGAGCAGCAAAGCAGAATAGCTACAGCTGCTGCTGCATACGGCTTGTATTTCGACTGAACATGTCGAAAAAGATATTCCACAACCGCCTCAACTATGGACGCCAGAACGAAGATTGAAAGTAAGGCCATAATCCACCTACGGTAAATTTATTCCAAAATGTTGAGCCACAAACTTTATGAATGGCCAGACGACAATGACGACCGTCCAGACGCCCGCCAGAGTTCTCCAAATAATCGTTTCAGTTAAGGCGCGTTCTCTGATACGATCCTCAACCGTATCAATACGCTCATGAGCTTTCTTGGCTGTCACAGTGGCATTGTCGCCGATCGTTCGCGCTTCTCGGATTTCAGCACCCAACAGCGAGATAGCGTTATTCGTTGAGGCGCGGTATGCGCTGAAATCTGCTCGAACGGCTTGAACATCGTTCGAGACTTCTTTAAGCAGACCGCTATACTGGTTAATCTTTTCGAGCATAGCGGCGGTGCGTTCATCTAATCTGGCCAACAACGGTGATGTAGAGTCGAGTGTTGTCATGTCGTTCGGTTTCGGGTTGCGTCTCAAGCCCAAGACTACGCAATTCAATCTTTAGCAATTTAGCTTGTACGGCATTTGTGAGACGGTGAAGGTTTTCGTTTAATTCTTTTTGTTGCTGTTCAAGGGCTTTGATGCGCTGCTGTAATGTTTGGCAGTCGCATTCGATCATAGGTTTTGCATCTCTTTCATATCGCGCAAAACAGCGGCGATATACGAAGCGGGCTTGTTGCCGTCTGAGCTTGGAGCATAGACCGGAATAATCGTCTCAACATCGAGTAGGCCAACCGCGCCATAGACCTGCTTGAGATGCATAACGAGATGCATCAAGCCGAGCTGGGCCGACTCGTATTTATTCCACAAGCTGCCATTATGCGAGACAGTAGGCCATCTGCCGTATGCGCGAATAGCTCCAGCATTGTTTGATTTCCTGAACAGATCTGAACTGCCAATCACGCCGGGCGTTTGGCTCGTTTCGTGTGCCCAAATCGCAGCAATGAAGGCGGGATCGATATCGAGCCAGACAGAAAGCTGGTAAATGCGCTCGATCACCACATCGACGATCGGTGCTTTGCGGCGCTTCAGCCAGGCGGCGAACTGGGCCAGCGTGATGCTTGGGCCAGTGCCGATTACCCGAGTAGGAGTGACTGGCTTAGGATCAGGCGGGAAAATGTCAGGCCAATCGAGGCCGCGAGGGTCGGTCTTACCTTGCGTATCGATATCGCGGTGGAATAACAAAACCGCTTTCGGATAGAGGCTACGCAAATAGTCGAGCAGCTCACGAAGGGCGGCGATTTGCACGGCAGGATATGGGTCCTTGCCGTTGTTGAGATTCTCTAGCTCGATCCCAACCGAGATTTGGTTTGGGTTGGGACTGGTGGTTTTGTTGTAGACCTTGCCGCCAATGTTGATTTTGCTAAATCCGCAATGATGCGCAGCACGATCA